GGCTGTCCAATCTGCATCTGTCAGTGCCTCTGGCGACCAATCTTCTGGAAGAACGGGTTCTGGCTCCCACAAGTATCGACCATTTGCCACACAATCTGACAACGCAGGCATGTCAACCTCAACAGGACTTCTGCGTGTCGGCGTTGCTCCTGCAGAGCTTTCCGCCTCAATGTTACATACACCAACTATGACCATGACGCTATATGCACTACCGCCAGAGGTTGCCGATATCTCGGCAATAACCCCTCTGAAACGATCTGCGGCACTTGTGGCACCGCTTGTGGCTGCAATAGAGCTATCTGCCAACCTTACACGCACGACATCGGCTGTAGAGCCGCTAGAAGCGTCCATAGAGGCGCTTACAGGCTCAACGTGCGTGATTGTGGCTGAAACACCGCTTGTAGCTTCCATAGCCACTGTAGCGTCGTTTATGCGGTATGCAGTGGCACTAGCACCTGACGTTGCAGCCATAGTGGCTTCAGCTATCTCGGTGTTAGCTGCCGCCGCTGCAGTTGTGGAGGCAGTGATAACCTCTGCCCCTACAGCTTCAACGTGGGTCGGGGTGGCTGTAGACCCAGAAGAGGCAGCTATCTCTGCAGATATGGCCTCAATGTGCGTTGGTGTTGCTGTTGCCCCTGACGTGGCCGCAATGGCGACTTCAGCGTCAATGATGAAATCTTCACCATAGACACCTTCACCATAGTCATAGACGCCATAAGCGCGGCCCAGCGCCATATTAGTCGAGCGTTACTGTAAGTGCCGAGGTGTTGAACCGCAGCACGTCACCAGTATCGACAGCCTTGCTGGTTGTTAGGTTTGCATACGCAAGTAAATTGCCAGCGCTAGAGGCGTCAAAGATCCCGGCTGCAACTACTGTACCCCAAGAGCCACCAGCCTCTGGAAACTCTACTGCTGCTGAGTTAGAGGCAGTCGCTGGAGAAGTGCCAGACACTGAAAAAGTCACTGCTGTCCGTGCATAGTCAGTGCCGCTTACTTCTGTGCCACCGCCGGTATCGGTTGGAGCAACAGTGTAAAGGGCAACATACCATGCTGTTGGACGTGTTGCAGAACCTGAAGTTAGGAGCCAATCAAGCACCAGATCTTCAGTGTAGTCAGTAAATCCAGCCATCTAAAAACCTCCTAATAAGTCTGTCTGGTGCGAGTGATAAGTGGACCGCCACTGTGCGCTGCTGTGTCGCTTTCGTTCTGCAGCGCAACTACTCGCGTTCCATAGAATTGAGCAAACACTGGTATACGCTGGTCGTCCATCAGGAATGGAGCAGCGTGGGTTAAAGCGCCATACAGATACGCATCTGGGGCTTTTTCCAGTAGCCAGTTAGTTGTCACAGTGTCAGAGAGAGCCGGTATCTTTTTATAGTACACCATCTCGATCTCTACATCGTCACCAGGCGCAGGAACCAATTCAATCGCATCATCCATGATCGAGTAATACGTTACCTGCGTATAAAGTTGCTCTTTTTTAATCAGGTTAGCCTGATCAAGCGTTACATAACGCAATGGGCTCACACCTGAGACCATCTTTAGGCTAATCGCCTCAAGCCAATCGGAAGGAAGCTGAACGAACTCAGCAGAGCTTGTGGCCTCTGCTCTCACCACCTGATCACGCAAACGCAGTTGGTTGTTTAGATCGACTTCAACGAATTGAATGAACATGGGGATCTGAGAAGTCAGATCTGCCCTGTTCAGATAATCTGCGATCTGTGCCTGCAGCGAAGCATAGTCAGTGATGGTGGCCATCCTTTAGCCCTTCATCCAGTGTGTGCGAAACGGTAACGCCTCATCAGAGGCCAGCCACCGCTTCATTGCATTCTTGTCACGAAGAATACCACGATTTGATAAATCTAGATAGACTGACATCGGAAGCCTTGCGACGCGCACCATATCGTTGTTGCGACCAGTACGAGAAACGTCATTGCGGATCTGCTCGTTCTCTTTCGCAAGCTCGGTAATGTCTGTCTTTGTCTCTAATACAATTTTATTGTCAGTGGTTATGTGCATACGCTGCAGCGTCTTATCTGCTGCATCATAGTCCAGATTGAAAACCCCTGGGGCATACTCTTCTGCCAATGTCTCTCTCCTAAAGTGATGAGGGCGACCTAAGCCGCCCTCACCGTTACTCGACTTACGATACAGTCAAGTTGGCAATGACTGCGTGAGCCTTTTCAGTCTTCACGCGCAAGCCATACTCAACGACCAGCTCTTTCTTCGTGCTGTCGCCAGTTTTGCCAATGTCGAGCGTCTGGAATGGACGCAAGTAAGAGACAGAAGCATACTCTGGATCAAGTACGAAAGCGAAGTTTTCTGGCTGGAAGCGGTTAGCAACGATAGCCACCTCACCGAAGTCACTGAGATAAACGTCAGCGGCTGCGATGATCTTGAGAGGCTTCACCTGGTTGTAGGTGACGCGCTGCTCGGCGAGGCCAGCAAAGCCAGAAGCCACGGTCTTATTGTGTGGTCCGACCATGAACACAGAAACCTCAGAACCTTCTGACCAAGCTTCCTTGATCGCGGTCTTGAGCATGGTTTCTGTGAGATCCTGCGCAGCATTTGTTGGATCGAGATCGGTCCATGCAGCGTTAGGATAACCGTTACCAGAAGAACCAGAAACAGTTGGAGCAGTTGCACCGTTAGCAACAGCGTTGGTGCGGAGCCATGCTGGAAGACCAGCGGTCACACGAGCAACAGAAGTAGAGCCAGCATTCGCTGCTTGGTTAGCAGTGATTGTGGCTTCCATGTCGCGCTTTAGCTCTTTTGCCTTCTTGGCAGTTTCATAAGCAAGAAGCGAACGCATGCCTGCCATGTTAACTGCTTGAGAAGTACCAGATACGCTGACAATCTTGTTAGAGATCTGAGCATAGTTTGCAGAGCGCACTGTTTCTACGAAATCAGCGTTACCTGCATCGGCACCTTCAACCACTGCATTTGAAGAGGAAGCAGCCGCAAGAACGTCTGTTTGCCACTCAAAGTAAGTATTGTCTGCAGTGTCACGGCCAATGTTGCTCATTAGCGGTGTGGTTGTTGGAGAAATGTCGTAAATGATATTCGACAGATCCTCACGCATGCTGTTAGCAGCATCGTAAGTAGTTGCTTTAGTTACAGAGGCCATCTAGCCCTCCTATTGATCTAATAGTCCAAAGAGACGGGCGGCGTCATCCACCGACCCAGTTGCAGAGAGACGTTGTTTCGCGCGTGTTATGTTCGTCTGTTGACGCGGTGAGCTAGACGAAGATCCTGACCGCATAGGCTTCGGCCCTTTTCCCTTACGGGGTTTAGGTCGGTTCGCCATCAGCTCGTCGTACTTCCGTGCCTTGTCTAAGACAAGGATTGCACGGGGATCATAGGCTTGTGATAGCTCGTCTGCGCTATAGCCAACTTTCTGACCATACTCGACAAGCTTACCTCTAACCTCTTGCCATGCCTTTGCATCACGCCATTCAGGCACTTGATTAGCCAGGTATTCACGGCCTTGGTCTACGACCCTGGCCATGTTTTGCTGTTGCTCTTGCTGTTGCAACACCGAAACACGTTCACGCTCTAGCTGCGTCGCCGCCATGCGCTCCTTGTGTTCCCGCCATTGCTTTTCAACAAGAGGAAAATTAATCGGGTCTTCCTCATGCAGCTTTACCCAATCTGGCTCTTGTGGAGCCATTGAATACAATTGCTCCTGCAAAGCTTGAAGCAAAACGGCATACTGAGCCCGTTCCTGGCTTACTGAACCCTGCTCTTGCTCCAACGCAACGCGCTGGTCTCGTAGCTGGTTCATATTGCGCGAATAATCCGATTGCCGCTGGTAGCCTTGGAGTGCTTCTTTTAACGGGATCTGCTCAGTTTTGCCGTTAATTTTAACGGTTACTAGCTGGTCCTCGTTAACTTCAGCTTCCGCTGCGTCACCATCGTCATCGACCTCATACTCTACCTCTTCGTCGTTTTCGGCTGCTACCTCAAGGGCATCAGGGGCTTCCTCATCCAACTCAGTCTCATCGGCTTCGTATTCGGTTGCATCTACCT